ACCTTTCGCTTGGTCTGACTCTTTGCGCCGGCTCTCTTGGCGCGATTTGGTGCCTGACTGCTTCTTGCCTGCGCCCTGACGGTCGCGTGTGGCTTCTTCAGTCAAGCGGGTTTTTGCTTCGCTGACGCCGCCCTTTTGAGCCTGCATTTCCAGCTCAGTGCCCTCCTCCATGCGTTCACGCCAGGATCTGATTTCGCTTTCAAATTCCCTGCGGTCTTTCTTGGAGGCGCTGCGGAACAGCTTGTCTGTCACCATCCCCATCTGACGCGCCCGTAAAACAGCAGGCGCTTCGATAAGGCTCAACTTCATAGCAATATCAATTTCATCCCATAGTCCAACAACGTCGAAACTATCCGGGTAACTCACCAATTCATTGTCTTCGGAGAGAAGATTTTCCTCGCCTCCAAATGCCGCGACCACTCTCACCAAGTCCAGCTCGAACGCTTGCATGGATTGGGCTTTGGACAGCAGTAGTGAGTTGACACGCTCAAAATCTTTAGCCTTGGCAACTCCAGAACTGTTATCGATGCCTTTGGAGTTGTCCTGCTTGGTGCGCTCACCGGCCAAACCTACCGAGTGATAAATCTCATTGATGATCTGCTGAATCGCCGACAAGATAAGTTCAGCCTGCTTGGGATCGGGACTCAAGAAGAAAGGCGCCGCTCCACCCTCGCCGTCGTAGGTAAAAATTCGCTTAGTGCCCGCCTCTATTACCTTTCCCTCGGCTTCATCGCCTGGCATTAGATTTTGCGCCGGAATTGCCAGCTGAGAAAAGGTTTGATCCTGGATAATGGCGTCCAGGTTCGACAGGTAGTTGGCAACCGCACGATCTAGGTACGCAATATCGTTAATTAGCGCCTGTACGGTCCACAGCGAGTCTGAAGGTATATTGTCGGCGCGAATAACCGGGACAAAGCCCAGACCATGCTCACCCTCGTCTTCGATCTTAAAGTTCACACCTTGAACCAAAGCCGCTTCATCTACGCTGGCATTACTGGAACGATACACAGCAGACTTAGCCTGATCTTGCTTGGTGTCTTTGATTTCCTCACGCATCAGTACCCAACCGGTGCGAGTCCACAGTCGAAACTGATTCTTGACCTCGCCCGACGATGCAAACGGGTCTTCATCTTCGCGATAGGTTTCTTGAGTCAGTAGCCAGATCAACTTACCGTCTTCACCCCAGGATAAATCACGAACCTGGTCGGGTCGCAACACGTAGGCATAAATTCGCTCGTCTTCTACATCCTCCTCGGAGGTGTTTTCGTCAACCTGAACCACTGTGGAGTCCACTACGACCCAAGGGCAGCCAAAAATTGAACCCTTTTGAGAAACGGTACGGGCAAAATCGTTAATGTTCGTGCCGGAGCCGTCTACGTCTTTCCAAAACTTCTGAACCGATTTTGGCGCATCATCAATATTGCGATCCGCGGCTTTGCGAAACAGGTACTTATTGATCAGATCGACTACTTCGCGGGTGTGGTTGAATCGGTAAGCTCTCGCAATGCGAGACTTGTATTCCTCCTCACCCTCTTTGAAGTATTTAAAAATGTGCTCTTTGAACCAGGAACGGCCGCCATGATAGGTAGATTCCAGAAACGCCCAATGCGTCTTCATATCCTTGTATTCAGGATGAAGACGCTGAACGAGACTGTTGATCTGATCCGTCGTTGGTTTTGCCATTAGCGCCTAACGTATAAACATGCCATTGAGGATTGCGAATGTATCATACTTACAAGTAAGTAAGCAAGCTAGATAGAAATACCCATAACTTCGATCTTGCGCATGGGTCGCTCGATGTCGATGCAGTAGCCAATACCGTCACAGACGTGCTCGACGCCCGCTTTCTTGTCGACTTCCCGGGTGCCTGCCTTGTACAGCGTTTCTTCCAGACCCTTGATCGTCTCGCGGCACTTTTCATTAACGCGAAACCTAATGCGCCCTGACGCCGTCATCAGCTGACGATTGACCGAGTTGACTCGATCGGCCACCAGCGGGTGCTTGCGCTTGAACTTCAGGCGTCTAAAGCCCTTCTCCCGAAATATGTCCAGGTCGGATTCGCCCCTCGCTGAGCTGCGGTTGCCGCCGGCCGGGTCTGGAAAGATGGTGATCTTGTCGGCGTAGCGCCAGTAACGTCGTTCCAGCTCGTCGCAGGTTTCTGCGGTGGAGCTGTTGCGCAGTATAATTTCATCCACTACCCAGACATCGCCGTTGGGCTGGGGCTGCATAATGGCGCTGGACATTGGATCGACGTTGAAATCCTGGCCGACCCAGATCGGCAAGTCCGGATTGAATGGGTAATTGCCAACGTGCTCATTACGATCAAAGGAGTGGTAGACCCTGCCCGACATCGACTCAAAGCTGGCCATGAACTCCTGTCTGAAAGACTTAGGGTCCATATCCTCCCGAGCGGCTTCGATCTCCTCCTCTGGGATAAACGGACTGGATATGGTCGGAAACTGCCAGGACTTCCATTGCCTCTTGCGATCGTCCTTACCCAATTTGTACACGTCGTACAAATTGGCGTAACCTTTTGGGGTGTTATGGCTGATAAAGCCATTACTCCAAAAACTGTGTGTCTCTGGAATGGTGAAGTCATAAGTCTGAGCGTGGCCGTCGGTGACGCCGACAACTTCATCCCAGAAATAGAAATCGCTAATCAGTTGCTCCAGCTCATCTCTAGCTGGGCACTTAGCCAGCGGGTACTCAGCAAGCACTCTGATCAGCTTATCGTAAGCCACGACCTTGCCGGTTTGACTGAAATCCGACGACTTGATGCCGTAGCCAACCGATTTTACTTCCGCCTTGAATGCGCTCAGCAACTCTTGAGCGAACGGGATACCATCACGGTTAGACTTATCGCTTACCGGCTGCGCGTCCAGATTTTTCTGTTTGCGCTCAATTCTCAGCGTAATATTGTCTCTGAATCGAGCCAGATTGCGAGCGTAAATAGTGAGGCGGTGACCATCTGACGAAACCTTGACGCGCTCGGTAGGCGGGGTAGTTCTCATCGTCTTGCGAGCGATGATGCCGAAATTACTCAACAACAATTGCAGATCGCTGGTCAGTCTCTCACTGGATGAGATGTAAGTCGCATCGTGCTTTTTCAAAGGGTCGCATACACACCCATCGCCATCCCACATACCGGCTACGAACTCTGCAGCCCACTCTCGACGACCCTGCATCACCCAGTCAGCGATAAACTTCTTGGGTGCTTTAACCAGAGGCATTTTCAGGTATCGCATCAGCTCTATCAGCTCATAGCTGTTGGCAACCCATTGATCATCTCGACCTGTGCGAGCCTTAAATTTGACACCAGCCACTCGCCCGGACGTCAGTAATGGACCCACGCTTGCATCGCCGCAAGTAATGGTCAAACGCCCAATCTTTTCCTCGTAAGAGCCTTCTGCAGTCCACAATCCAAGAAAGTACGCCAGATCATCGTTCATAGCGTCAATATTAATCTGAGTTGCTCTTGGGCCTTGCGTGTAACTTTTGGTCTGCGTGGCTCGCCAATCTTCGATGTGCGCAGGCCAATCCGTAAGGGGGTCTTTACCGCCCCAGACGTTCATGCCGCGAGCAATGGCAACCCTGTCGCCAGGCTTTACCGCATCACTGCGACGCCAGTCGTAAGTGCCACGCTCAGTCATTGCCAAAATAGGATGACGATGGCTGGCCTCAAGTGCAAAGCCGAACTGGGTTTTGATTCGCTTGGTATCCACCACGCCGTTGTTCCAGAAGCCGTCGGCTGAGTGAAATTCATTGTGAATCCCAAACAGCGGCAAGTCTATCGGCGATAGAGTTTTCTCGGCTGAGCCTGAGCTAAGGCTTTCAATCGGATTCATGCCCGCTTGCGGTAAAACCTTTGTGTCACCTGTGACGCAGCCGATAAACAGCGCCTTGCCGCGATCTTTTGCCAGCGTGGGTCGAATGACCTTTGTCCAGGTGTCCGCTTTAATGTCTTGGAACTCATCCAGAACGACGTAGAACAGACCCACACCTCTCAAGCTGTCCGGATTGTCTGCGCCCTTCAACTCTATGCTGGATTTGTTGATCAGCTTCACCCACATTTCAGTGTGGTGAACCTTCTTGATCCAGCGTCGCGGTATGGACTCCAGCAGATCGTCCCACATGATCTGCTTGGACATTTTGTAGGACGGGGAGATATACCAGACTTTGCGCTTGGGGCCGCCGGCGGCCTGATTGATCAGTTCACTGAGCGCTAAACGGGTGTTGTGAGTAATCATGCCTTCGGCGACGAAGTTGTGATTACCCTCGACCGTCAAATCCCACGTTTGAACGGTGTCTGCAAGCTCGACAGAGGTGACTTCTTCCCACGCTATGTCACCGTCAGCGATCGGGTCGAAGTACCCGTCAGAGAAGTCTCTGAGTGCTTTAAAGCGGTATTCAGATATGCGCTTGCGACTTTGCTTGCGCCAGGAATTTAGCGACTCTCCCAGGTCGCTCGGCAGATCGCGAGCAACCGAGTAATTGTAACCGCCATGTGGACCCTTGTCGGTGGACTCGTAACGCAGGTGATTTACAAAATCCTCATAGGGTATCGGAAGGTAGCTGTTGCAGTTTCCACGCGATTCTGCGGCGCAGGCAAGCGCACTTGAAAGATATTGCTCCTTGCCGACGCAACCAATTCGATCGGCAAACAGCTGGATAGCGACCGGCGTTGATGCAACATACGACCAACTCTCGAACGGCTTTCCGGATTGCTTACTGATTGTCGCGTGAACCTTGTGTCGAATGGCTCCGCGAATGCCGAACTTCATTAGTAGACTCGATAACTGGCGAGTCATGACCTCGTTGGCCAAACCCATTTCCAGCGACCATGTGTTTTTCGAGCGCCTTGAGATATTGCCATCGCAAGCGAAAAACAAATTCAAAAAGCGGGCAATCTGAGCCTCTTTCAGTTCAAAAATAACACTTGGGATAACCTTAGTCTTGCTATCCAGGCCCCAAACGCCAAGGCGCTCAAGCATGGCGCGTGCTGGGTTTTTGGTGCCGGCTTGTGACCCGCCCGTTCGATCGCCGTTGTAAAATGACCAGTTGACGCCGTCCTTTGAGAACATTTCCAGATTGCCAAACTTGTCGGCACAGCTTTGTAAAATGTCCAGAATTTATGGCGTTGTGTTCGACACTATGT